GCAGTGGCGGCATTGTAGATTTATTGATTAGCAAATTGCGACAAGCGGGGCGAAGCGATAACTGCTGCTCGCGCTGGTGCCGCCGACGCCGCCAGACGCGACGACATACCACGCACCGTACGAGTAGCCATGGTGAGCAGACCGCAAGCGGACGTAGCAAGCGCTAGTATTATTATCTGCGCCGTAGTGAATATAAGGCGGATAAGGCTTGTACCATTCAATCGGTGCGGACGTGCCTGCTACGCGCTTCCAATATTCATGTACGTTGCCCTCACCAGCAACCTGCGGTTTAGCATACATCTGTTCTAAGGATGGCAGGAATACTTTGTCGTAAGTAATATCACTGCCCTGCGCTTTATCGTCGCCGTCAACGGTGTTGCAGTAAGTTACAACTTTAACCGGTTTCAAAATGGCTTTCAAGCCTTCCGGCAAGCCAGTCAGGAAGCCTGCCTTTGTAGCCAGCTCAGTCGGAGCAATGTCGAATTTGCTCTGCGGAGTCCACCATTCGCCTTTGCCTTTGTCGCTGTTTAAGAACTGGCGGATAGCAGAAGTCGCCCAACGATTATGGCCATATGCAGTACGCTGGATGCCGTTAATATTACCCTCGCCGCTATAATATCTAGGCCAGTCTCCGAGTTTAGTGCCGAGCGCGCCGCTGATTACAGATACAGTCTCAATAACGGTTTTGCTGTCAGCATCATAAGAGGACACCTGCCAAGTTTCCATTTTTGAGTCTGGCATATATTTAAAGCCTGCCAGCTTGCCGCCCTTCGGAACGGGCTGCGTGAGCGTGAAGGAATAGCTGCCCGGCTTGCAGTTATCGCCCCACGTTACATCGTTGTTAGTCAAGTGATAGGTGCCAGCAGGAAGGCCTTCTTCCGCATAATAGAATGCCTGGCATTGGCTGAACTGTACGCCGAACGGAGAAGCAAAGTGTGCTTGAATAAACATAGCAGGCAGTGTCTCGCCATTCGCCAGCTCGATGTTATCAAAATGATTGACGCGCCACGGGAAATTGTATTCTTTGTTTTCCGCCGCAGCGTCCTTCCATACGTCAATAAACTTGTCGCCGTAGTCAAAAATCTCCGGTGCAAAGCCATCACGCGTAAGCTCTTGCACGCCTGCCCAATCACTAGCAAGCGCTTTAACGCTGTCGCGTGCGATAACTCTGAGCAGCGCATTCTGCTTGCGGAGCTGTGCTTCTAATGTTTCGCTCAAGCCGGTCGCGCCTGTGGTAATTGCTTCTTTAATTGCTTGACCTGTACTGTCAAGCAGTAAGGGATTGAATGTCATAATTAAGCCTCCTTGTTATCATCCATACAAATTTTTCCATCGACTACCTTTAAGCCCATTGTGGTCAGAAAAGCGTCGTTGATAAGTGTAGTTGCCTCCGCCGCCTTCTGCGTCGCAGTCTCGGCGGCAGTCTCGGCGGCAGTTTTGTTTTGTGCTACCGTCGCCGCTGTCGCATCAATGGCAGTTTTAATTTCATTGATAGCAGCAAGCTGCGTAGTGCCTGCGTCATTTACCTTCTTCACGTTGTCTGCCGCAACGGTGTTAAGCAATGCGCTGTCCCACAAGACAAGACCGCTGTTGATATGTTGGCCATCTTCGCTGATAGACGTAACGACCTTTGCGTCATTGCCATTGTAGACAATAGCAAGCTCGCCTTTTCTTAAAAGCGGATTGAATTTATCTGCCTCCGCCTTGCTGCCGATAGCTAACTGGATTCTTTTAGCCATGTTCTCACCTCCTTTACGCAGTCATTTCGGCAAATCTGGACGCCATAACAATATCCGCTGTCTCCCAGACCTCGAAGAGCGGAGCTACCGTATCGCCGCATCTTGCAGTATTCAGATGCTCAAAATCCGGGCTGACAATATCTTCGTTAGCCAGCAACGTTTCAAGCAAGATTCGTGCCTGCTCTGCGGAGTCAGCGGCGCTGACGGCAAATTTATTCGCTTCCTGCGCTTGTGCCTGCGCGAGCTGCGCACTTGCCTCTGCGTTTGTCGCCTGGCTCGTCGCTTGTTCCAGCATCTCAGACGTAGCCGCCGCCGCTTTTTTGGTAGTCTGCAAAAAGCCCAAAGCGTTAGCTTCAGATGTAGCCGCATTGTTGGCCGCCAACTGCGCAGCATTAAGATACTCGTGCACCTTCGCGACCTCATCAGCAATATCCTGAATGCCTGCGGCCGTCTCAGCAGCGTTCTTCGCGCTAGTCTTTGCGCTAGCTGCCGCCGCTTGCGCATCCTGCCAGTACTGGCCAGCAGCGCTCATATAGTTCTGAGCCGCTTTTTCGCTTTCCGCGGCCGCTTTTTTATAAGCGTTCGCCGCCTGCTGGTACTCATTGGCGTTCTGCTCACTTGCCGCCGCAGCTCTCGCCAGCTCAGCCGCATTTTCTTTATACTGCTCAGCGGTTTGCTGCGCCAAGATGGCAGCCTGCATACAGCTATCAGCATTCTTTGCATACCCGGCAGCAGCCTGCGCCTGCGCCGTCGCAGCTTCCAGTGCGCTCTGCGCAAGCGGCAGTACCCTTGCAGGATCTTCTGTCAGCACGATGCTCTTGCCGTCATCTGCTATTCGGAAGGATTTGCCTGCTTCAAACGGTACTTCGTTGACAAACGCATCACCGTCTATATCTACGCTCATCGTGATTGTACGTTTCAGCTTTTCGCTAATTTGCTGTATAGTCATGATGGCTTCATCAAACGCTGTCTCAATATCTTCCGCAAAGTACGGCCCATTATTCACAAGGTTCATCTGCTGCTGAAGCGGCAGCTCACGCATGATGACAAGCTTCTTGCCTTCGGGCAGCGCAGCGCCGCTGCTAGGATATGTAATCTGCCTAGTGCTCATGTCCAGCAGATAGTCACTCGTGGCCTGCGCCGTGCCATCATCCTGCGTCAGATATACTTTGATGTACTCCGGATGTTCCGACGGGCACTCAAACGTAAACGGAAAGATTTTTGTCGAGCCGTTGCCGACGTAGATGTTTTTGGTCAGGTCTTTTTGTACTGTCATTTTGACTCCTTTCTGCAAAGCAAAAGCCCCGGCGCCATACGCCAGGGCTTCACTATGCATGTTTCCTCGTCTTTCGACACTACCATTTTACCACGTCGAAGGTGTCAATTTGTAAAGTACAAAATGTCATTTTTTGTTTTTTAACTTTTTATCCAGAATTAAGGCTCTGAGATATTCCGATACATCAGCGTCGAAGCCAGTCTCCAGATAGGTTACGGAAGTTGTCAGTGCATCTACCAGCGTGCTCGGAGCGCCCGTCGTCTGGCTCAAAAGCTTGCCGCTTTCTCTCATAACATCTCCGAACGTCTTCTTGTCATTCGTGATGCTCTGGATAACTCGGTTCGTCTGCTCGATAGTATTCTGGATAGGTATCCTCGGAGCAAATTGCTTCTCATCGAACGCCTTGGCCAAGAGGTACGGCACTGCATCCCTGAGAACAGGTATGCCACCGACCAGCGTCGACAATGTTTCACTGGCTATACTCTTGAGCAGCTTCTCCGCTTCCAGATCATCATCATCTCCGCTCGTACCGGCACGGAACAACGCGGTAATTATAGCAGGCAAAAGCTGCCATGCCAGCAGAGCGCTGCCTGCCTTTACTACTGCTTTCAGCAGCTCTTTGTTTTTGTTGGCATCTGCCCACGTCATAGCCTGCTTATAACCCATCTTCGCGCCCCAAAGCTCATAGTTCAGAGCGTTATACACCGTCGACATATAGCTATAATACATTGTAAGCTGCTTCATAAATTCGCTACGCCCACGTTGTACAGCCGCTTTGTCGACTGTACGGCCACTACCGAAGCACCAGCGCACCGCCGCATCACCTGCAGATACGCCTGCATCCTGCGCCTGCTGCGGAGAGCGTCCGTTTTCTACTGCATCGCTATAAGCTTTTTCGTACTCTTGCTGCCAAAGCGGCAGCGCAAGCATAAGGTCAGTCCACGTGATCAGCTTGAAGGCGTGCTCTCGCAGGAGCTTTCCGGCCTTGCCTGCGCCCGGAACACTGTCCATGAAGTGCGGCCCTTTGATAGCGTCATAGATGTTGGCATCCATTGTCTCCGCACGTTCTGCCATAAATACGCTACGCTGGAAGATGAAGTCTATATATTTTCTCGGGGCAGAATAGAAGCGCTTGAGCGCGTGCAGCATATCTACAGTGCCCATGTAATGCGCGACGATTGGAGCGTTGGCTATGTTTAGCGCGGCCGTCATTACGCGGAAGCTCATCATACCCATGGTCTGCGCATTGCGAAGCTTGGCAGCAATGACTTCAAACCTTGACTGAGCTATCGGCTCTTCTGCCCAGCAGTCTGTTGTCCATTGTCTCAGATGCTTATACTCTGCTTCGCCCAAATAATTATTGACGAGACTGCGGAAGTCATCACGCAAGACGATGCGGCGCACGTCGCGTATCGGCTCACGGAACGCAACCAGATGGATGACGTCTGCAAGGCTGCCGCTAATAATCTCGAAGCGCAGGTCCAGCCGTCTTTCAACCTTAGCGTTAGTGCGGTCTTTCAAAAAGCCCTTGCCCAGAGACATAGCTACGTTGCTCATCGACGCCTGCTGCATAGCTGCGGCATCTGCTTTCTGCTCCTGCGTCCTCTGGTCACGCGGATCATATTTGATAGGGAAGTAACCGCCCTCGAGAGTGTAGCTTTTTTGGTCGTTGCCAATAATGGTAAATGCTCTATTCGGCTGCTTTTCAAGGACAGCACCCGTCATCCTGGCTTCTATATCGCGTACCTCATCCCAGTGCTCGTCATATAAGCTCCAGATATCATTGACAAGGTTCCAGTCCTGTTCCGTCAAATTAGCGAGCACGTTCCTCACGTCAAGCTCGCTGACGTGGAAGCCGTCCATTACACGCTTAGCGTTGATTTCCGTGCCCCAGTTCAGCGCCAGCATGATTACCTTTTCTTTCGTAATCATCGACGTGCCGAACTTATACTTAGCATCGTTACGCATAGCATAAAGCTCTTCGGCAGAATATCCGCTATAAAGCTTTTGCAGCTTCTTCTGCATATCGCCTGCCATACGCAGCTCCTTGTCTGCGGCAATTTTCAGCGGCTCGTAGATGTATTTCACTGCTAAACCGCCCATCTTCTTCAGGATAACCTCGGGCTTTACCAGATACTGGTTTGCGTCATTGATAGCGCGTTCAGCTTTTTCTCGCTTCGTCATATCGCCAGCGCCGGTAGCATCCCTTACAGTGCGCTCCACAACATGCTGACGCACCTGAGCTGTAATCTCAGCAATAGCGTCGTCTACGCTCATCTGCTTGCCGTCCACGCTTCTAATGGTCTTCAGCGTCATATCATCTACGCCACGCTTATAGATGATGTTCATCACCTGCGCCAGCATCTTCATTTGCTCATTAGACAAATCCTTATGCCCCTGCTCGCGCTGCGTTGTGCCCATCGCCGCCGATACGAGCCATTCGGGCAGATTAAGGAAGCCGTCTGCCGTGAAGAACGGGCACTCCATAAATAAGCCGTCCACTTCTCTAGGTGCGTCCGACTTCTGCAGCACGCCCATGAAGCCGTTCTCTTCCTGATAGCGCGGCGGCATAGGCGCATCAGCATCAACAAAGCCGAAGACATAGAGCATATGGTTATACGCATAGCGTTCGTTGGCAGATATGTTTTTGTTCTTGATGATGCTCTGGCGTCTCTTCGTCAGCTGCTCTTCAATCTTTTTGATTTTCTTGTCGTTACGGACAGCTCTGTCAGCAAACATATCATAGATAACCTGCGCACGTTTATATTTTACGGCCAGCTCCCACTTGCCGGTCGCAATGGCACGCTCAGAGTTGTGCTGCGCTTCGGCAGATTTTCTGCGCCACATCTGGTAGTTGTTGGCATCCCCGATAGGCATAGTTTCAAGCTTTCTTTCAACGTAGTCCACAAACTCCTGATAATGCTTCAGTGCCGCATCACGCAGACCGCGGACGTTAGCTATAATCTGCTCTTTCTCTTCACGGTGCTTAGCAATGCCTTCCTTCTTCTCTGCCTCCAGCTTCTCGCGCAGCTCTTTCTTTTCCTCGCGATGTTTGGCAGCTTCTTCCTTCTTCTCCGCCTCCAGCTTCTCTATCTTCTGGCTCTGCTTGTTCAGCTTGTCTACCGTACCCATGACGCCCTTTTCATCGTTGGTCAGCGTCATGTTCTTCACAGACTGAGCATTGATTTTCTTCTGCGCTTTAGCAAGCTGCTCAAAGATATTAAGCTCCATCGTCGACGCCAGCTTACGGTACTTGCTTTCCTCAACCAGCGCATCCGCCTTTTCGCGGAAATACTGTGCGTCAAAGCCGCTGTTATCTATGCTCTTCTTAAACTCCCGCATGTGCGCTTTCACTGCTGCGTCAAGGCTGCCGCCATGCTCTTTCAGTTTGGTCACATATTCCTCTACGCTCATGCCCAGCGTCTCGCAAACGGCAGACGTGCTCAGGTCAGGATTATTCTTGATATGCTCCTGGATAACGAATACCGGCTCTGCCTGCAGCTTCTCGCGGTACTCTGCTTCTTCCTGGGCAAAGAACTCCTTCTCCTGCTTCCGGTAATCTTCTTTTACGTCCTTCAGTGCAATCTTGAGCACCTTTTCCTTGGCTTCGGCCTTAGCGCGTTCCACCATGCGCATGTATATTTGCTTAGCATTGCCCTCCAGATACTCCATGCCGCCAGCATCAGCAAAGCTGTCTACGCCCTTCTTGCTCATAGCGATATCAATTTCTTCCTCGCTGGCAATCATGCGGTCCATTACAGCGCGTACTTCTTTACTAGGAGCGCCGCCAATCTGGACGAAAGCCTTGTAGATTGTACCCAGCCATTCCTTGAAGCGGCGGAAAATTGTTTTGACGGACTCTGTAGGAGCCTTGCCCTCGCGCAGATAATTTTCAAAGCCACGTGCAAAGCGTTCTTGCGCCCATTGCAGCTTCATCTGCTCCAGAGTAACCTCTTTGCCATCGAGCACAAGATAGCCGTACTTCGTGGCATCGGCAATCTGCTCATGCATCTTGCGGAACTCGCGCTCCAGCGCCGTGCCCTTATACTCTTTGTCAAAGGTTTCAGGCCGCCAGCTTGCCCACTCGCTCAGTGTCTTCACATCATCGAGCAGCTTCTTCGGAGCATTCGGCAGCTTCGCCAGTTCCAGCATATCATGCAGATAAACGTGCGCCATCTCATGCATAAAGGTTGACTGATCGGCTGCTTTAAAGAGAGATATAACCTTCTTGCCGTTAGCCTTGAATGCAGTCTGTCCCTTGATTTTATAGAGGCCCTTTTGCCCTGCGTCCATACTGTAGGACTGTCCGCCTGCAGATTGGTTGTAGCGCTCAATAATGTCTACAGCTTTATCGTCAAAGACTACAAAGCAGCGGCCTTCCTCGCCGCCATCGTAAGTAATGCCCTTAACGCCATATCGGTTCAGGTATTCAGAAGCTAAACGCCATTCATAATCTTTATTGCCTAAAGCATAAGCTAAAGCCTGATAATTTTTTTCGCCTGTAAAGTGTTGCCTGTTAGCGTAGTTGCTAAGCTCTGCCAGCGGATCAGCTTGTGCTTGCTGTATAATTTTCTCTTTGCCTGCGTTATCCTCAGCTTCAGCTTTTTCTGCTTCACTTTGCAGGCTTTCGGCTTTAGCCCTAATATTCTCCTGCTCCTGCTTACGATAATCAGCATCTGTAATTAGCCGCTCTATCTGTTCTTCCGTATAACCTCTGCTGAGCAAATTGCGTCGTCTCATGTTTTGAATAAATTTAGGTGCTCCTGTATCTGGCAATTCTTCAATAGTTGTGTTTGCAAGATTATTTAGGCTTTTGATTTCCTGCCTAACTCTATAACCTTTATCAAACGCTCCAAATTTAAAATCAAGCAGCTTACCCCAAAATAACTTCATCTGCTCATCGTCAAGATTTTTTATGGCTTCAACAAAATTCTTTTGCACGCTTTTAGGCTGCTCACCAAAAGTTTTCTGTTCATCAAGCAGGTGCTTATTGTCAGGAACTTCGACTTCATAAAGGCTTGCTTGCGTACCATCTTTCTTGCTTACTTCTTTCTTATAAGTTTCAGCAATGCGCTTATTTTTAGCAAAGTACAAACCCCAGCCGTGCATGATGTTACCCGTGCCATTGCCGAGATAGCCAAGGTCGAACCTGTCAAACACTGCTCCACTACCATGCCATGCTTTCTGGTCTAACACATTATCATCTTGTTGAACTTTATTTGTCAAGATTAACTTAGTCTTGACTTCATTCAGCCACCATGGTATACTATTTATAACAGAGGTTAGTTTGTCTGGTTTTGACGCTGAGCTGTAATCAGCACCACCATTTCCAGAGCCACTAACCTCATTTTTTATTTTAGTAATATCTATATCATGAAGGAATAGTTTTTGCGATTTTTCCTTTCTTATAATAATTTTAGCATAATATTCAGTGCCATTAATTTGAACCTTCCTTGCGTACATCCTGTATTCTTCAACATTAGGCTTCATTCTTTTTTCTCGTTTAGGATCAGGAAGCCTTGTATGTAGATAACTTGATTTTTGCAAAAGCTCTTCTATATACGGCACCATTTCAAATAAATTTGCTTTTTTTGCATGTCCAGCCATTTCCTTAAACGCAGTGCGAGGAATGGCTACATCCTCATTGTATTTATTCTTAACAACAACATGCCCTCCATTATTGTTTTTATATAAGGTATTAAATATCATTCCCGCATTTTTTTTGCGAGAATCAAAATTGTCCCCCTCTATAACCTGTACTATTATGTATGGTTCTTGATTGACTAATTCATAGTAACTCTTTAATACTTCTTCCGTCGGTCTCTGTACGTAGGTTTCAGTGCCAATATGTACAGTATTCATGCTTGCCTGATTAAGCTTCTGCCCTGCAGCTTTACCTCCAAACTCCACGCCCACGCTCCGTGCAAAGTCTTTCGCCGTGTATTTCGTCTGTCCCGCTTGTCTATGCCATTCGGCCATGCGGTCGGCCATACGCGCAAAAAGGATAGCGTTCATCTGCGCAGCCTGACGTGCTTCCTTGCTTTCAGCTCTTTCCAGCTGCCCGCGCATCTCCTTATAAACTTCAAACGCTTCTTCGCTTAGGCCCTTGGTGATTGTTAATTCACCGGGGTCTATTTTTTCTAGGCGCGGAGCCATAACGTCAAGGCGAGCGATAGCCTGCTCCGTTGCTTCTATAGCAGCCTTGTTTTCTGCGTACCACTGCTCTTCCTCCGGACTATCATTTTCCCAGCCTTCTAGTCCGTAGTAGTTGTCACCAGTATAGATATCGTATGCCAAGTCACGATACTCTCTCTCCGAAGGCGCACGGCCATGCTCTTTGAACCACTTCCTGTACCACGGCGCATTGTTGCTGACGCGCACGCCACGCCCATGGTCTGAATGCTCCCAGCTCGTCGGCTTGCCGTCTGCATCTACGGCTATGATGCTCACGCCCTTGCCTGCGCCTGCTTTAAGCTGTTCAATGATTTCTCTTAAAGGTGCATCTATCTTCTCCTGCAGTGCCTTCCTGATTTCCTTTACACCCTCGGCAGGCTTATCAGGGAAGCGGCGGATAACGGACTCTGCTACCTCGCGCTGCTCTTTATCTGGGAAATTTTTATCCAGGAAGGTATTGAGCGCATCTTCGCGCTGGCGCTCTTCAAACGCAAGGATTCTGTCCATCTCCCTGCGCATACGGCTTGCGTACTGACGGTTACGTGCCAGGCATTCGCCGATATCGTCAAAGGTGATGTACTCCTGCAGCTTAGTATTTACGTCCTCAGGCAGGTTCTTTTCCACGTAGTCAGCAGTGTTAATTTTCAAATCAGCCTTAGTCTCGACGATATTAGCGAACTGTTCCTCGCTCATGCCGACCTTATCTGCTACGCTTTTCAGCAGCTCATAGCCGCCCTCCTGATTAAGCACCATCTCCGTATCAATGTTGATTGTTTCAAGGCTCGTGCCCTTAAGCTGGTTCTTTAAAACTTCCTTGTATACCTCAGGCGCTTTTTTGAAAAGCTCATTGACCTTGATATCTTCAGCAAGACTCTTAAGCATAGATAGGCCGCTTGCCGTGCGCAGGTTGGCCTTCTCTTCCTCTGATTTGAGCTGCATAGCCGCCGCCATACGCCTTGCGTAGCCTACAGTGCTGCCAGCGTGAGCGCCTACGCCAAAACCGAACGACGTGGCCAGAGCCTGCCAGCTTGTCTCCAGCCCGCCGATAATAACATCCTTTGCGCTGTACGTCGGAATATCGCCGTCGGGATTATTGTACGCGGCAATGTTGGTGACGATTCTGTTGCTAACATCCTGCACGCCTTCTTCCAAGCTTTCGGATATAGTCACTTCGCCGATGTTTTTTGCACCGTTGCGCAGATATGCTGCCAGCATGCTCTGCAGTTCCGTGCTGTCTTTAGCGCTTGCTATAATCTTTTTGATGCTCTGCGCTCCTGCGCCGCCTTTAATAGCGCCCAGTATTCTGTCCGCGTTGCTAAATTCAATGCCGGTCTCCAGCGCCGCCGCCACAGCCGCATAGGTACGCGCCTGATTATCCGTCAGCAGCTGCTTGCCGCTCTTATCCTTATATCCTTTATAGTCCAGATAGTTGTTGCCTGCTATCTCATCATACATATCCTGCGCCATGCCGATACGACTGCCGACGCTATAGCCAATCTTTGCGCCTGCCGCCGCACCTGCACCTGTACCGGCGCCCAGCGTACTGCCACCGCCGATGAGAGCGCCGGCAAGTGCGCCGAAGCCTGCGCCATACACGCCCATCTTCTGGCCACTCAGAGCATTACGCAGCATCATCTTGCCGCTCTGTACCGTGCCGCCCACGATAGCGCCAAGCGGATCATCAAAGAGTCCGGGCAGCTCTTTACTATTTTTCTGCGCCGCTTCAATTTCTTCCAGCCGCTTCAGGTCTGCTTCCGTAAGGCTTTTGCCGTTCATGGCAGAATAGCCAAGACGGCCGCGCTCACTCATAAGCCTGTCCAGCTCCCAGCCAGTCTTAGCTGCTTCAATAACGCCCTGCGTCTGGCGCACGTTCTTCAGGTTATGCAGAGCAATAGCAGCGTCCGTGTCACTTTTCTTCGCCAGCTCGCTCAGCTCGGGGTAATAGTCAAAAATCTTCTCCGGTTCTTTCAGCTTCTTTTGCAGGTTGTAAACGTCACGCGCCCTGTCCAAATTTTCCGCACTCGAAAGAATTGCGTTCTCCGGAATATGCGTCGCCGAGCTGATGCTCTTTACTTCCTGCAAAACGTCTTCTCTGTTATACCAGTACTTTTTGTAAGCATTGGTATTTTTTATTTTGTCGGTAAAACTGTTCGAGCTTTCGCTCAAAGGTACTATTCCGTTAGCCGCGTTGATTTTTGCCTGGTCTTTTGCCCTGTCCCTTGCAAGGCTTTCGTCAACAACCCCATAGTTTGGCTGCGGGTCACTATGAAAACCCCACGTGCTTTCACGCACCGTAGCATAAGGAGAAGCCATCTGTTCTTTCAAAAAATTCAATGTCTTTTCATCCATCATTTTCACCTCTTATTGTCCGTTGTTAATTCTGTTTTTCAAATCTTCGCCGCTCATACTGAAAATGCGCCCGTCCTTCATCTCGACTTTATAAAGGCCGCCGCCGATAGGTGTTATGCCATCGGTCTTAATTCCGGCACGCGCAAGGTCGGAAGGACTTGCTTCTACCGCGTATTCATTAGTACCCCACAGCCAGCCGGGGCGCGTATATGTAGCAACAGTCTGTTTCGTGAAGCTGTCTAAGCACGCCTGTATTACTTCCCCGTCCGACGGAGTGACGCCGTTTTTGGCCATGTAGTTTCGGATAAACTCTTTGCCTGCGTCCTTCGCGCCTACCCACTGCATCTGTGCGTATTCACCTTTGAGGCCTGTACCCGCTTTTACAATGCTTTCAATGTTGCCCCAGTTATAGCTATATACGCCTTTGCCGTCGCGGAAATTATCATACGCCGTAAGCAGTGAATCATATTCGCTTTTATTCGGACCGTAACCGCGTACAAAATCTCCAAATTCTTCCTTGTCCCTAAAATAGCCTCCTTCGAGCAATTCTGTAAGTTTCTCTTTCTGTCCCATCGCCAAGCCTTTTCCGCCTGCGCCGCCGCTGCCACTTCTGCCGAATACGTCTACATTATTCGCCCACGAGTAGGCCGTCTTGATAGCATTTCTCGCCATCTTCCGCATTTTCAAATCCGTACCGCCGAACGAATCCGCCTGCGCCAGTGCTTCCTCTATTGGCATTCCGCTTTCAAACATCCTCTCCGCCTGCGACGAGAAATTATCAAAAGCTTTATCTTTGGCCATCCTTTTTCTAGTATCCTTCGTAGCGAAATACGACTGTAGCTTGCTGAGGTTTTCGTTCATTTCTGTTTCGTCCATGCGCTTTCCGCCGATATGGCTATATCCAACTGCACGCCAGCCTTGCCCGTCCAGTGCCATCTTGCCCACACCATGCGTACCACTCTGGATAACCATGCCGCTCTTTGCATCATATACGCCGACGTGTGTAATGCCCTTGTAGGCCTTATTGGTTTTTAAGCCATTTTCAACGTCGTTGGGGTCGTCGCTTGCGATATAACCGCTGCCGTCAACCTGAAAGAATACCAAATCGCCGTCCCTTAGCTGGCTTCTGTCGTTAAATGTATAACCTCGCTGTTCCGCGTTCCTATATATACCGTCTGCAAGGCTGCTTTTTAACTGTTCGTCGCCCCCTGCAGCATCAAGGTATTCGCTTACCGTGTTGGCGCACTGGTTCGCCCCGCGCTGCTGTCCTTCGATAGAATGAAACCATTCCATACCCTTATTAATGTCCGCATTGCCGCCGAACGTCTGCCTGTATTCAGCCGCCGCTTTTTCGTAGTCACCGTCGTATTTATCATAAAGAGAATTGAAAGACTGTAGCTGCATATTGCTTTTCTTTCTTGCGTTTGCCGCCTTGTCTATTTTTATCCTGTCTTCCGCGTTCATGAGATAGCCGTATTTTTGTACTATCGCCCCTGCCCTGTCATAATCCTCTTCGCCCATAGCTGCCATCGCCGCCGTGCCTACAGCAAGGCCGCCGAATTTATTCTTCGCATACTGCACCCTTTCTTCTCCGTAGTTGGCGTATCTGGATTTAATCATAAAGTCGCCGCGCCGCAGTTCTGCGTCTATAACACTGTCGTCGTGCCAGTTTGCCGCTATGTTTTTCAGGCTCGTGTCTGCCTGCAAATTCAGCTGTGTGTCCTGATACTTCTCCATCTCGCCCATGGTATAGCGCTCCATCTGCGCACGCTGTCCAGTCCAGTCACGGTCTATAGTGTTATAAAATGCCTTGCTTCCCAGCACTCCGCGCAGAGTCGCAGGCCCTTTGCTCATAATGTTGTTGATAATCTTCTGGCGGCCTTCCTCGTACTTCGTCAGATTATCTCTCGCATTCTCTTCTTTGTTCTGCAGCAGCTCGTTCTGCAGCTTGTTCATCTGCATGTTGTAGTCGTTGTTGGCCTTCATGACGTCGGCCACGGCTATCTGCTCATAGAGCTTCTGCCCTCCTTCGACCACCGTATTCGTGAGAGCTGCGTTCGCCTTCGCCAGCGCCATCTGTCCGCCCATATCAGGACGTGCGCCGCTCGTCTGGCTCGCAGGCGCTCCTAGCTTTGCCTGATTCTGGTATACATCAATTACTGCCATAGTTGCTCCTTTCCATATACACAAAAAGCACCCGAGGTTTTAGCCTCAGATGCTTTCTGTGTCCTAAATCTTAAATTTAAAGAGTGATGAGAGTGTGGAGGGTAAGATTCTCATTCGCTTGCGCAATACCATTTTACCACGGCTTTAGTGTCAATTTGTAAAGTACAAAATGACATTTTTTACCAATTCATTTTTCCCCAGCCTTTATTGCTATAACTAGATATGCCGCCAGAAGAAGCCGGCAGGCCCTTCATTCTCGTAAAGCCGCTTACGCTATAATCTTGCAGCCCGGCTCCTGTTTTAGCAGCACCTGCCGTATTCTTCAAAGCGCCCAGACTTTTTGCCGTGTAGAGATTTGCCGCCACGCTCAGGCCTGCTTGCAGCATACTGTTCATCATAGCACGCTTGCCAGCCTTGCGGTACGCTCTGGCGCTCGCCGCGTAGCTATTGCCTTGGTTCACGTTGTCCGTGCTTTGCTGGAAGATGTTGTCCACCTGCTGACGTGCGTTATATCTTTCAAACGCCAGCTCCTGCTCCTGATTGAACTGGCTGTCAGCCATCGCCGCCAGCGCACTGCCGCTCATGGTGATACCGGCCTTGCCGATGCTTGCCCTCTGCTGGCCTTGCAGCTGCAAGAGCTTGCGGCGCTTATTTTCCTCGTTGATTTCGTTGTTCTGTGCCTGCTGCTCGCCCTGCTCCTGCAGCTTCTGTGCGTTGTTATACGCGATATCAGCATTTGCCTGTGCCTGCGCCGCCTGTGCGTTCGCCTGCTGACGTGCCGCACGCCCCTGCAGATAGCCGCCTAAAAGCGTTGCACCTATCATTACTCCTACGCCCATGTCAGTCCTCCTTTAATATTGCTTCGTCAAAATAAAATCCTCTGTGCGGCAGATTATAGATGCCGCATCGCACCGGTTCAGATATCCTCGCCCCCAGCCACTCGAGCCAGCGCAGGATTTCTTCGTTGCCTGCATCAACCTTGTTGGACATAGGCCCATAAGCCGCCACAATCGCCCTCAGATAGCGTTTAGTGTAGCGCCCTACTACTAGCCTATGTTTGAGCGTTTCGCTCGTCATGAGCAGCCAGACGCATTTTACGGTGCATATTACGCCCGGGCTTCTCACGCCATAGATGGCCGCAGGCACTCCGTCGATATAAAAGCAGCCTACGACGTCGCTGTACTTCACGCTGCTTCTCAGCACGTCCAGCTCATGCCCGCCGCCACACAGAGCTGTCAGCTCCTGCCTGTTGTCCTGCCGCAGATGAGCGGCCACGTATTCAATATCGGCAGCAGACGGATAGCCAAATGTATATTTTTTCATATCAGCCTCCCGCTACAATCTCCGGCACAATCGCCAGCACCGTCATAGGCAGCGGAGCATCCTGCTTGATGATGAGCTGCTGAGTATCATCCCAGCTCGCCGCAGGCAGAACGATTTTCTTCTTGCCGGTAAAAAGCTTCGTTGGCTGATTGTAGCCTTCTGTAGTGCGCCACTTGATTTCGTCCAGCTTAGTTTCTTCCAGTCCATACAGTCCGCCACGCGTATTCTTGAAAAGGATAGAGAGCCTGCCTACGCGCTTCTTTCGGCTTATAGAGCTGCCGTCCTGCGCCTGATATTCAATAGGCAGAGTCTTAATCGCCGCATCAATAGGCAGGCCTACATGGACGATGCTGAAGCCGTGGCGTTCGCTCAATACAACCTTGCCGTCCTTTACCTTTTGCTCAGGCAGGACGTTGCCGTCCGCCAATATTGCTACAGTCTCGTCCTCTAGCCAGTCCAGGCCGTCAATCTCTTTGATATCCTCGCCGCGTACTGTAATGCCATCGTCGACGTAATACTGCTCTTCCGGCACGTCATTGTCATTGCGCTTGCCCAGCATCACGCTCTCATAACGTCCCTTGCGTTCAATTACCGCGTACAGCTCATCGTATTCGTCGCCCGGAATGCAGCAGATGTTGACGAAGCGTGCGTCATGCATGCTATGCCTATGCCATGCATAGATATCCTGCTCCTTGATATACGTCAGGCCGAGCAGCATACCATCGTCACGCACAAACCAGATAACGCTGTCAGGCGCTTGCTGGTACGTCATAGCAGTGACCTTATGGCCATCAAAGAGATGAGAGCATAGGAGGTTGAGGTCGTCGCCTGTATATTTGTCTGCCTCGTAGCTGTAGGCCAGGTCTCGGATAATGTTGCCCTGCTGCTGAGCAAACACTATTCTGCTGCCTACCGTCACCGGCAGTACGTCGGATATACCGCGATATTCCTGCGCCTGGCTGAGAGTATTGCTAGGCGTGAGTGCTTTGCCCTGGCCGCCGCTTACCTTGTATTCGCCGCCGCTCGTCAGCAGGATAAGCTCGCCAAACGCCACTATCGCCTTGATGCCGTTCATCTGGCCACCGTTAAGAGTCGCCGTCACCGCATCATCATCTACAATAGGATTCGACACACCAAAGTTATAGTAGTCGCCGACCTTGCTGCCCCAGAACGTCTGCGGATATCTTGTGCTGCCTGCAAAAACAAGGCGGTCTTCAAAAAATCCTGCTGCCGTAGGATAGCCTTTGCTGCGGTTCCACGGCGAGAAGGCCCAGTTCTGCGTTGCGGCCGTCGAGCCAATCGTGCGCAGCACTTTGCCCTTAACGCTTTTGCCGCTTACGTATTCCGTGATTTTTACTATGCCGCTATAATCATTGCCGAAGCTCTGGATAGTTACATAACCTTTTTGGCGTTCATTCTCTCCGCTCCAGATGGTAGTGTCGAATTCAGATGATGTTATCCTGTACCTAACGATATGTTCTTCTTCGTTCTTATCGGTAAAGTTGTAGTTCTGGCTATGGTTGCCGTCCTGCGTTCTCACAAGCTCCCACATAGCGCTGCTCTCGTTGTATTTCTCCAGCGCGAAGCTGCCCTTCCAAAAGCCGAAGCTTTCCACGTAGACGCTTGAGCCGGGCAGGCAGCTCACCATCAGAGCGTCCGTTGCGTCCGGTATACCTTTTTTATATTCGCTTTTCTTGTAATGAGTTAACTCTATAAGGCTACCGACATTATCACGTTCAAAGATATCCTTATCAGCTGTGAGCGTAACCTCGCCCTCCGTAGCGCTGACGCTTATCTTTGCCGCCTTGCTGCCGTAGCGGAAGCGGATATAGCAATAGCCGTCGCCGCCGCTTTTGCCGTTGATGCTCGCAGCGTCTGTTCCTTTAGCACCGCCAGCGCCACCGCCGCTGTAGCTCGTTCCTTTAGTGCCCGGCGTAATTCTCTTTCCTGTAACCTGTCCGCCGCTGCCGCCACCGCCGCCTCTTGCCGTATAGCCAAACGCTGTACTGGCATTTCCTGCCGCTCCCGCAGCGGCCTGTATGTTTAAAAGGCCAAAGAAAGGAATGGCATTCGTGACTTTCCCGTTGCCGCCTGCGCCACTCGCGCCAACGACCAGTTTATACTTTTGCCCTGCTTCAACATTTGCTGTAAAGCTAAGATGTTCGCCTGTGCCGCCGTCTCCGCCCGGAGCAACGTAGACTCCTGCCACGCCTGCGCCGCCGCCACCGCCACCGCCGCCAGCCAGTTCAATGGACACGCTAGCAACGGTATCCGGCAGGCTCAGCTCATACGTGCCCGGGCCATACTTGTACACCTGCACCGTCTGTTCTTCCTCCGTCGTTGCGACGCCATTACTATCCTCGAAAGGCCCTCCGGTTATAGGCATCTGCTTCCAGCGCCAGTCCGTTGCAGCATAACGCGTGAGCGTCATCGGATAATGCTCAGGATGCACGATGAAGAGCACGTCGGCGCTCTGCGTGTATTTGATTTTGCACGTGCCCTGCAGGTCTGCGTCGTCAAGAGTATTGGTAATCGTATACGGAGTGCCGTCCTCGCCTGCGACATATGCACCTTTGACTATAAAGCGGCAATGCCCTGCCGTAACCTCTACGATGCACGTCTCACTAGAGCTGTATAGGAACGGTATGTAGAAGGCACGCTTGCCGCCATACGTCTCGCCAATATGCTTAAAGCCGTTGCGGTTACGTGCGCCGCCATAACGCTGGACGACAAAGTTCTTCAGCATAGCTGCGCCGTTGTCGTATTTGTTGATATCGACGCGGCCATACATGCTGTCAGACAGCTCGCCGCCTGCGAAGCTAGGCTTCAGCTGATACATAACCATTTAGCAGCCCTCCCATCTGGCGTTGACAAGTCTGTCCTGCACGGCCTCTTCCTGATTCTCTTCCGCTGCGTCCTCGCCTGCCGCCTCCGTAAAGTAAGCGTTGTATGCCTGGATAGCATTCGTGGCCAGATTCATGTTGCCCGTCAAAGCAAAGGCCATCTCCGCCGCCAGCTTCCAGCTGAACGCTTCTACAAACTGGCTGTCAAAGACCTCGCTGTCTTTTATATCTGCCGTGTATTCGATATGTGCGTTAGGGATGTTGCTATATATCTTTCGGCCACCGGTGCTGCTCATGATGCGGAAATAATTTTCCTTAGGCAGACCGACAAAGCTATCGTTATACATCAGCCGCACGGCCAGCGCGTCCGACGGATATTGATAGACGTATTTATAATCAGGTGCCGTTTCGTTCAGCAGCGCCAGCTGTACGCGTTTCGTGGCGAATGTCCACGGGAACCTTCTCAGTACGTTCTGCCGCGTAAAGTCGAAGTAGCGAGTACAGATTCTCGCAGGCTGGCTTGCTTCATCCATGCGGTTTATCTCTTCTACGCCGATGCGGCCAAGCGCAAGGTTGCAAATTTCGATGTTGTTCATGTTTCCTCCAAAAAGCAAAAGGCCGGAATAAGCTCCGGCCTCGTTGCTATTCTCCGCGCAGAGCGGAAATCAATTCTTTTTTTGTTGCATTCTTCGGCGGCTCTAAGCCGTTTTCACGTGCCAGCTTCTGCAGCTGGCCAACGTTCATGCTCTCTAAGGACGTAGCCTGCTCATCAGTTTCCTCTTCAGCAGGAGCAGCTTCATCTTGCGCAGGAGCTTCTGCTGGAGCAGTTTCATCTTGCGCAGGAGCTTCTGCTTGTGTATCAGCAGCATCTTGCGCAGGAACTCTCAGAGCGTCAACCTCTGCTTTCAGCGCGGCCAGGCGAGCAGCGGTACTTGTCAGCGGCTGGAAATGCTCCGGCACATCTCCGGCAACTTCTACCTCTTCGCCCTTCTCCCAAAGTTTGCGGTTCCAATAGCAGGAACGGATTACTCTGTATCTCATAACGGTACCTGAATGTCAGGGGAAAGTTGCGCCCAGAGCTTGCCGCCTGCCGGAGCGGTGGTATCACCAGTGATTTTTACGCGTACAAAACGGCCTTGCGGCTGGATAGCAGCGAAGAACTGCGCCAGCTGGCAGGCACGCTTCTGCTGCTCAGCAGTCTTGCCGACAGTCACTACCATTTCGGTAATCGGCGTGGTGAAGGCTTTGTCTGCACTCGTCTGCAGCTCTACGCTTTTTACGCGGCCGGCGCTTACGCCCTGAGTCAGCTTCACGTCAACATACAGCGGCTTCAATACCTTGTTGCGTCCAAGGTCAAGTACGCTGCTCGTCACCGTAGCAGCAGTATCCACATTCTCGCAAAGGATAAGTTTTGCGTCAATCATTACAGCCATGTTCGTTACCTCCTTAGATTTGAGACTCAGTATTCAAGATAGCATCGTTGCGCAGGATAGGAGAGCCCCAGAAGTGCTGAATGCGTTTGCCGCCGAAGTCTTCCAGAGAAAGGTTCACGTTATTTTTCTTCTGCGCAATGATGTTAATCATGGTTTGTACCTTGCGGTTGCAGAGGATAACGGTGCGGCCATGGTCAGGATTTTCGATGCAGTCATACACTTCAATCAGCTTGTCGATGAAATCGGTGGTGCTGGTGTTAGTGGTGTCGATGTTGGCCAGACGTGCTACGTAGCGCGGATCGCGAACGCAGAGGCCTACGTCCCAGTTGTACTGAGATTCATAGCCCCAGTATTCGCGGCCTAAGTCATCTCTTACCTTCACGCGGCCGTTGTCCTTATATTGATAGCCGCCCGGAATGCCGTCAGGGACAATGCCATAAACAGTATCAGGTGCAAAGGTTACTACCCACAAGGACGTCAGCTTGTTGCCGGTGCCGCCAGCGTCTACAATCTGGTCAGCGTAGATATCGTCCTGGCCTGCCTTGTCGTAGTAGTATGCACTCAGACCGGTAAAGCCAGCAGGATTATTTTTCTCGTCGCCATAGAAGAAGGTAGTCGCCATCTTCTGGCTCATAGCTTCCTGATGCGCGTAGTTTTCGTTCAGACGGAAGGTGTTGCTGTTCTTATTGAGCTGCATAAGTCTTTCGTCAATCTGAGCAGTAGCTTCTACGCCGCCAGTGGTGAACGATACTTGTTCCATGCTGGACTTGGTAGGAGTTACGCCGCGGTTAATCATACGCCATGCTACATCCGGCAGGCTGGTTCTGATCAGCGCTTTCTCGCGCGTATTGTCATTACAAGGACGCATCGGGAATACTTCCCAGAAGCGGTTAGTCTTCGCCTGCAGCTCTACGACCTGCGCCGCCATCTCATTGCCGCCGGAACGCAGCTGCTGCGCAATATCATACATAGTAGCCAGGCCAGTGTTGTTATAAAGTCCAGTTTGTGCCATTTAAATCACTCCTCAGTATTTGCTGTTAGGGAAAAGGATATCTTCCGCCCTCGGCGTTCCCTTGCCGCCGCCGACGTGGCTGTCTGCTGCTTTGTCCTCGCTGATGAGCTGGCCAATGGTTACAAAGAGCTTGCAGACAGCAGGATGGTTAATAGCACCGGTATCCACCAGCACCTGCATTGCTTCACTGCCGCCGAACATATCTACAGCAGCTTTCGCATAGCCAAGGTTTTCCTTTGTGGTCAGACCTTGCTTCTGGCATTCAGCGATATTCTTTTCAATGGCATCCTCTGCAGAATGCATATAGCCGTTGATAATCTCGCTGTGCATTTTCAGCAGGCTGTCAGCCTGAGCCTGAGTCAGTTTGGCGTCCTTAGCTATGGCGGTAAACGCTGTCTTCTGCTCATCAGTGATTGTAAGGCCTTCGCCCAGATTAAACTCATAGTTTTCCGGCACCATTCCAGCGCCGCCATCACCACCAGCAGCGCCGTCACCGCCAGTATCACTACCGCCGCCGCTACCATCAGCACCAGCAGCGCCGTCGCCACCAGTGTCGAAAACACTTTTCGGATTACCTCCATCGCCACCACCGGCATCAGCGCCGTCTGGCTCCATAAAAAACATCCATCTTTTTCGCATCAGCTTTCGCCTCCTTCAAAAATATCGTAAAACTTATCTGTCTGCTTTTCTTTCGGACGGTCCCGCGCTTCACGCCGCATCAGCAGCTCCAGCTGCAGGCCGTCCTCCACATTATTACGCAGTACGCGGAGCAGTTCGTCTCCGACACTGCGCCTGCCAATTTCATAACCCATAAAAGCCTCTGAGCCGAAGCTCATAGTAAATGTCATTAGCTCCAAAAGCTCAAAGAAAAATTCTCTGCCGTCTTCTGTCTGCATTACCTTTTCAAGCAGCTCAGCAAGCCGTGTTGATTGTTTTTCCATATCAGCTCATCCCCATTCTTTCCAGCATATCATTCAAGGCATTGTCAGTGTTGTTAGGCACCTCGCTCAAAAGCCTTGCGGCCTCAGCACCGCTCTTAGCTGCTTCTGCACCCTGCGCCATCTGCGCCTGCTGCATCTGTGCTTGCTGTGCCTGCTGCCGCTGTTCCCTGAGTTCCTGCACCTCATCCTCGCTGCGCATGATTTTCTCAGGCGCACCGCTGATAACGCCAACCTCACGGATAACATTGTCAATGTTGATGATATCTGCCGCTTCAGGATAGATGGCTGCGACGTTGCCGACCATGCCAAGGACGTTCTGTACGCTCGGCAGGCTGACCATCTTCTGCGCCTGCGCCAGAAGACTCACGAAGTTTACTTTCAGCTCGTCTGCTGTAATCTGCTCCGGCATCGGAGGAAAGAGTTCGTTACGCTGACAGATGCCGAACGTCCGCAGTGTCAACGGATCCAGAACCTCGTTATGGAATTGCTCCAGTACCGGGCCCAGCATAAGGATTTTTTCCTCATGACGTTCCGCGACTTCCTTTGCGGTCATCTGCGGATTGTCCTGCGCCTGCGTCAGCATAATCATAAGGTCATTGTAAAACGTCGCGCTTATCTGCTGGCGCTTGTCGTTGCTCAAGGCAATCATGCCCTCATAGCGCTTCGCTCCCGGAGGTATCATCGGATAGGCATTCATCTGCGTGCCGTCAGGAATAAAGTTGTTCGCACCCGGCTGGCGGTTAACTTTCTTTAAGCTGGCAGGAAACATCATAGCAGGATCTGCTTCGTTATCCATGCAGCGGAGCTTTGCTTTTTCAATGCGCTGCAGCTGCATGCAGTTGCCCAAGGCGTTATGTCCGGGGCCATAGCCATATTCGCAGTTGGCCACCTTCGTCCAGCGCGGCATGATGAACGGCTGCTCTCTGTAGCCGCTGATGCGCAGGAACTGTTTTTGGCTGCTGCGCTCCCAATAAAAGCTCTGCCATGGGAAGTTGCCCGGCTTCAGCTTTTCAGGGTTAAAGTTGTCATTCTTGATTATGAGCATCTCTATTTCAAAGCGCTGCGCGTGGTCATTGTTGTGGTAGGCGTTCCTTGCGGCCATACTCACATTATCAATGCCAAACTCCGCTACCATCTGCGGAGCCGTCAGCTCAAAGCGCCTGCCGAACGAATACAGCCTGCCTCTCGCATCTACGCCACCGGCGTACTCTCCGCAGGTATAGCTGCGATGCCAAAGCGCGGTATCGTAGTCCTGCATCATGAGCGCCGCCGCCGTGCCAAACTGACAAAGCTCTGCCTCGATATCGTAGAGCATAGCGTAGGTGTTGCCTCTGGCATATACGGCCATCATCACATCACGCACATCATCCAGCCATTGACGCACCGGATGATATTCAGCTTTCTCCTGATCAGCGAGCGACAGCTCAAACCACGGCCTGCTCGGAGAAGTCAGGCCGCTCTGCAGGCCAGCTGCACACTTGCCTGCCGCATCCATCGGATACGGATCTATAAGATAGCGGTCACGCCGTTCTCCGTCCATGCTGCCGCCGCGTTCGTGGAAGCGTCCGCGATACGGAACAATGTACCTGGACAAAAGCTGCCACGTCGGCTCGAATGCCGTGCGCCGCTGATGCATCTGCTCCAGAATAAAGCGCTTTTCTTTTAGGAGCTTTGTGTCCTGATAGATTTCTTCAAACATCGTTATTCACCCAGCAATGCTTTCTTGATAGTGTCTACCATACTGCCGCCGGTCTTGTTGGTAAAGTTGCGGCCTTTCGCCTTGCTCAGCTTCTCGCGCAGTGATTCGCGCTGCCCTTCGGTTGCGCTGTCAATAGTTGCGACGCTCTGGCTGCCCGGAGCGTTCTGCTTAATCTGCGTTCCGCCACCACCACCACCGCCGCCACCATGCAGCTGCATAATGATTTCTTTCATGGCTCTCACCTCCTACCACATGCCGTGAAACGGATCATATTCTTGTACCTGGTCGTTATTGTTGACGCTCCAGGCATATTCATGTTCTTCTTTTCTGCTCAGTACAGGGAAAGCAAAGGTCAGCGCCAGCGCATCCGCTCTGTTCGGAGACGGAAGGCCACGCTTTTTCATGTTCTCCTTGCTCTCCAGCTGCACCCTGCCATCGTCACGCGCTACCAGCTCAGGCCCTATAAGGTCATCGGCCAGCACGCTGTCGTCAGCTGAGATTGCTCCGCCCTCCATAAGCCAGCGCCGCATATCCTGCCACATGGCAGCACGCTTGTTGACGCAGTTAGGCGGTATGCCTTTAGTGCCGCCGAACGATACCAGCGTCCAGCTTCTGCCCCACGCATCGCCCGCGCTCTTGATGCCGGTACCATAGCCAAGGTCGATAAAGACTGCATCAGCATGGTACTCATCCTCCAGCGCCGCAATCTTGCCCGCAAGCTGCAGATCGTTATCGTTCTTCGGATATTCAAAGAGCAGCTTACTGTAGTTGCCCTGACGCAGGTATGCGCAGATTTTATCTGCACCGGTCCACGCAGGATCTACGCCGATAATGACAGGAGCAAAGTTATACTGATACGGCTTGAGCACTCTGTGCCGCGCTTCATCCACGATGGCCTGCGAGATATATTGCTTGTCGCTGGCCGATGGGAATTCGCCGCGCACGCGGACCTTGAAGAAGTCGCTGTCCTCGCCGTAAATCTCGCGCCACGCTTCAATCTGCTTTTTATCAGAAAAGCTTACGCTACGGCTGTCTACCCTGCGAGTGTGCCAATAATTTCTGTGCTTGTGAAAGCAATCATAAAAGCGGCCGCTGGAACGTGTCGGGTTGCCAAAGCAGCACCAGATGATTTCCGTATCCGCGTCAGTCAAGGCACCTTCCGTAACTTCCCAGATGGTGTCATGTATCGCTGATGCTTCGTCAAAGATAATCAAAATTCTGTTGCCCTGATTATGCAAGCCAGCAAACGCTTCGGAATTTGTTTCGCTCCACGGAATGGCATCTATACGCCAAGTTTTTTCGTTGCCGTCAACGTTGCAGAAAATGCTTGTCGCAGTGTAGTCAAACAATGGTTTAGCTATCCACATGTTGTACCATTTGTTAAGCTCTGCCCATGTTTTAGTGCGAAGCTGCGCTTCGGTGTTAGCGGTAACAACGCCGCGAGTATCTGAGCAGGTACCCAGCGCCCAAAGAATGAGCCAGCTCACCAGCGCCGACTTGCCAATGCCGTGACCACTGGCCACCGCTTCACGGATAGCTACGTCAGCAGTTTTTACTTCGTCCTTGATTTCGCGCAGTATATCAAGCTGCCACTGTTCCGGCCCTTTCTTATTCTCCAGCGGAGTATCAGGCTCGCCCCACGGAAAAGAAAGCTTCACGAAAAGCTCCGGATCGTGCTGGCATTCGACGAGATAGCCTATCAAAGCGTCGTAGTCTTCCTGGCTTATTTGTGGTTTCATAGTCCATTACTCCTTCTTCCGCCTTTTTAGCAGTATATTAACGTTGCCGCTAATCTTAATCTCAGCCTTGATAACATACACGCCATCCATTTTGTTCAGGACGTCAATCGCCCTGATGCGGGCCTGCGTATCTTCGTTAGCATTTTCAGCTATTTTGCTGAGCACCAAGGCACGTTTATCCAGCCCGATAATCTGCTTTCTGATAGCATCATCCGCAAGCTCTTTTATCCGCTTTTGAATGTTAACATTTCTTAACAGCCTCGCAGCCTGCTGTCCGGCGGTCCTCTCACTGTACCCGGCAGCTATGGCCGCCGCAGTCGCATTACCCTCGTGTTTACGGTATTCCAGGCAGAATTTCTCCTGCGCCGCAGACAACGTTTCTGACGTGGTTTTTTTACCTGCTTTTTTGACGGTTTTTTTGCCGGAATTTTTTACAGCTTTTTTGACTGCCTTTTTGACGTCTACCATAGCGCCTTCACCTCCTTCGTTTTTTGCATAAAAAATACCCCGGCGGAACACTCCGCTAGGGCACTTGTTTGACTTGCTCTTTTGCACAATACTATTTTACCACGCCAAAAGTGCCAATTTGTAAAGTACAAATTGGCATTCTTAAAAATTTTTTATTCCGTGCTGCGCCGCGATAATAGCAGCGTCGCTCAAAAACTCGTTGCGCCAAGCGTAGAACGTCTGGCGGCTCACTCCCTGTAGACCGCTGATAACCTCCGGCTGTACGTGGCGGCCGTCGTAGTTCTCGTAGTATTTGTGCATGACCTGCCCGATAGGCGAGTCCTTGTACAAGGCATACGTCTTCCTTATCACCGCCAGCCATTCCTCAGGCTGAGATATCGTCAGCTCAAAGCTGTGCCGCCCGCGTCCGATGTGGATGTTCACCTTCTGCAGTACCACCAGCTCCTTCAATGCGTCCTGCTGCGTAGGGTTCGGCTTCAGCTTGTCCTTCAGCCCCAGAGGACGTCTGCTCATGCGTGCTTCTCCTACAGCATCTTCGATTTTCTTTTGATACTTAAAGCGTGTCTCTGCGACGCGCTGCCAATGCTTCACCAGCATTGCATCCCCTCCCTCCTGCGCTTATAACAGCAGCGGATATACTCCTTTAATGCGCCAGTCCGTATTTTGCTTGTATATACTACCGAGGCAGACTCCGCCGCTGATATAAACGTCTACGTGCGTAGTCTTTTATTTTTGAGTGGTGTGCCGCCGCCTAACGCCAGGCAACGGTAATACTGGTACGGATATCCAGTAAGCTCGCTGACGTCCTGAACGATAGTATCTTGCAGCACGTAAAAACCTTTAGGTGCTACCGGCGTCTCACGCCAGCTGTCAGCCTTAACCTTCTCCACCTTGCACTCCGGCTGCTCGAGGTTGCGGCTCGTCACGTAGCGTCTGGCAAAGACTCTGCGTTCCGGATCATTATAGGTCTTGTTGGTCTGTTTGATAAGATAGCTGGCCAGACGGTCATAATCACCGCTGCCGTCCAGCTCCGTTGCATGGATACGTCCGTGCGGCCACATATCGCCCAGCTCCTGCAGAGTCAGGCCACTATGGATTACTATGTGGAAATGCATGGAACGCTTGCCGTATTCAGCCACGGCTACGTATTTAAACTCCGACTTGCGACGCTTGTTTTTCAGCTTCACGTTGCGGCAGAACTTTTGCAAATCCTTCTTTGCTTCTGCGGGACTGGTTACTCTCTTATCCGGTGCATACGTCAGCACGCAATGCAGGTCGCCCTTGCCGAAATTAGTATTCAGCTGGCGGCGCAGATTTTTATAGCTATTGCGCTCGTTCACCTTCGCCATTGCCTCAGGGGTAGGATTGCTTTGCGGAGCACGAGCGGTTCTTTTGCTCTTGTACCTGAAGGTCTGATATTTTTCTATCTCGATGCATTTTCCGCATCTCCATGTCCGTTTTATATACATTCCTTCTGCTCCGTTCTGCCGGCCATATTTCGGATCTAAAAACAGCAGCCCAAAATATGCCACTCAATTAATATGCTTTATCAAGCTAAGGGCAGGACTTTCACCTGCCCAGTTTCTTCTATTATATATAGAAGATTTTTTTCGTCTTGCAGAAGCGCGGTACACGCCGTGCTTCCAGATAAATAGGATCGTTGCACGCCAGATGCTGCTCATACTTTATCTTCTGCACATCCAGCACCTTGTAGGATATATTGAATATACCAAAGTCGCCTTTGTTGATATATTCAATAACGTCTTTGACAGTCATCATGAACTTCATGCTTCAGGCTCCTTCCAATTTATATGTATACCATAGCTTTCTATGTAGCGCAGATACTGTTCTGTGCTTTCATCATCGCCCAGCATTTCAAGGCCGCGACCATAAAGCCCTATGAACTTCTCCAGGCGCGTCTTGCGCACATGGATTTCGCCGTAGTGCTCCATGAGTATCTTGCAGCACACGGCGAGTATCTGATGCGTGAAGTAGCGGGCATAGTACAAGGTGAGCTTTTCACGCTCAGCCTTGACGCCCGCTTCAAAGCCTGCCTGATAGATGGCATTGTACCCGCTCTTGCTGATGCCGAACGGTTCCATGTCTCCGGCCTTAACCTGTACGCGCTCTTCGCCTCCCAGCAGATGAAGCTTCTTCTGCTTCCTACGTTCCATCTTGCGCAGCTGGCTCATGCATCATCACGCTCCGCGCGTTCAACATCTCTTTCCGCCGCCAGACGAACCGCTTTATTCAAGAGCGTCACCGCCTGCAGCAGATAATATTTTTCGCCGCTGCACTGCCAGTCGTTGATGGCCAGCTGCGCTCTGTTTACGTAGTCATCAATCTTTCTTTCCATATCATTCATCATCTTCACCTCCTACCATCATCAACGCGAGAGCTACCACAACCACTACAATAGCAAGGTTAACTGTAAAATCATTTACCGCTGCTTCCATTTGTTTCTCCTTTTAATACACTACTACATATTTATGCCCATCATACTCACTTGTTTCGACTTCGTGAAAGTCAATCACTTCACGCTCGCCATCCATGCGGTCAATGCTCATGAGCGTCAGGTCTTCTGCGTTGTTCGCCAGCGCCCATTCATATAATTCTTTTATCGTCATAGTCAACCTCCTAAAATAACTCAACCTGCTCCTCAATCGCCTACGCCCTCATCAGGATAACCGCCGTTCTCATAAGCGTCCTGCGCTTCCGCCACCGTCGGCTGCTCACGCTTACCGTAGTAAGCGAAGGCAAAAGCCTCTTCAATCAGGCGGTCGAAAACTTCGCTCTCCTTTTTGGTCATCTTCTGCATTTCCCACGCGCTTTCTTTGTCCTGCCCCGTGCCTTTGCCTTCTACATAATAGGTCGGCGTCTGCAGCCGCAGGCTATCGTTGCTATATTTCAGGCCCCACAAACGACATTTGATTGTCACGCCACGTCCGAATTTCTTCGAGTCGGTAAACTTAATTTTATCGACGTTCAGCTTCAGCTCTTGGCCCTCAGTAGTCAGCAGCGGAATCTCCAGCCACTTTTTCGCAATATCAAGAACAGGCTTGGCTGCTTCATAGAAGTCCTGATGCGGCTTATCAGTGCGGTACAGGTTGCCCTCTTCCGTCGCGCCCACGATAGGCATAACATAATAGGTCACGCCTATCTGGTTACCAGATACATCAATCTGGTATACCTTTTTAATCGCAATTTCATCCAGCTTATACATTCTCTCACTCCTTGTCTCTTTGCTTAATTTATGCTAGAATAGGGTTGTATGGCTTGCTACTTCATACAACCCTAGGCCGTCTGCGTTTTGCAGGCGGCTTTTCATTTTTTCACCGGCACCTGCAGCCGCACGTTCAGCCGTTCTCCTATGTACACATAGGAGCTTTTTTTATTGTTGTCGCGAACGATGCCATCGGCAATTTCACGCCAGTCGCGGCGGTCACCGTACTCATCCTTCAAGCGCCAGCAGATAGCACCTAAGCTGTCGCCTTCCTTGACTACGTGGTAGGGCACCACGATTTCAGTTACTTCCGGCCCCTGCAGCGCCGCGTAAGCTGCGCATACTATTCTTTCTGGCGCGAAGCTTGGCAAGCATACGCTGGCAAGCAGCAAGCTGCCTACGATCGCAATCATCAAGCTCTTGACTAACTGTTTCATCTTTCTCCACCTTTCCCCGCCCGAAGCGGCCTACTATTTTCTTTAGGTCTTCGCTCGTCAGCTCGGCGAACTCTTCGCTGCCGTCCTCATCCCACACCAGTCGCCCTGCTATAAAGCACGGACCGAAGATAACGTCAACGGTATTACCGTTGTTGTCCAGCAGCGGGAAGAGCGGCTTATTGAAGAATTTGTTCTTGCCGTCCTCATTGCAGACGAGCGAGAAGCCAAATTCCCATTCGCTCTTAGGCTCCAGCGGTATGATCTGAATCCCGCCGCCGACGAGCTTTTGCATATTCTCCAGCGTCAGCTCCAGACGCAGCGCCTTTGCCTGCTGGCCCGGACGATACCAGACTACTGTTTTCTTATCCATTGATGGCCACCTCCGGCAGGATAAAACGCAGAACACATTTGGCACGCGCCTTCATACGCTCGTCTGCTTCCCTCGCCTGCTGCAGCTTACGCTCACGCAAGATGCGTTCGTACTGGATGCTGGCCACCTGGTCACTCAGCCCTACGCCCGGCGCATATTTTTTATGACGCTCGGCGCGGTTGATGATTTTACTCTCCAGCTCGCTGCTTGTCATGCGCTTTGCTTTACAACACATGGTTCATCATCCTCCTTATCCAGGCCACGTTCCTTAGCGATTTCCCACGCCATTCGGCCGAACGGTGTTGCCCACCAGTCCATGTTCTTGACTGCTTCCTCGTTCTCCGTGATGCAGTCATAATCTTCAAGCCTGTTCATGTTCACGCCTCTCCATATAACCCTTGCAGGTACTCTTTAATCTGCTCCTTCACGGCTCTGCTGCCAGCGCCGCAGTGACGTTCCTGATGGCAGTCATAGCACAAGGTTACGCCTTTGCTAATCTCGTCGCTCTTCAATGCGTCGCACGGTTCGTGATGGAACTTTTCGCCCGGATCTACGTATCTGCCGCAGATGATGCAGCAGTTGCCGTCACGCTCATGGATAGCATTGTTCAGCTTGCGCAGCTTCTCGCCGTACAGCTTTACCTTTTTCGTTTTCATCATCATCATGGCCATTACTTCCTTTCACTGGCTCCATCTCTTCTGCAGCTCGAGCAGCTGCTTTTGTTTCCGTGTGCGCTGCCTGCGGCGGCACGTGCGATCATCGACGCACACGCAGCCGCACTCTTCATCCGTAGTCAGGTAATGCCAGTAATAAAGCTGGCGGCCGCAGCGGATGCACTGCCGGACGTTATCTTTGTCCCACGTCTCCATACTTTTCGCGCACTCTCTGCTTCACGGCTTCTTCATACGCGTCCAGAAGCTTGTCATATACAGCCTGATATTCACGAGCTGCGTTCTCCCAATGTTCAGCACAAGACGCATCCTCTCGGCATTCAGCCGCATTTTCTTTTGTCGCTTTGATACGCGCCAGCAAAGCGCCTGAGATAAGCGAATGCTCTTTATCGCTGAGCTTTACTTCGATTCCGATTTCCATTGTTCTCTCTCCTTTAAAAGTTATCACCTGGCAGCTGTTTGATGATGTCAATAATCATCCCCCAGCCGCTGCTGCCTGTCGTATTGATGCGCTTGCGTCCTCCTGCGAAGACGGCCAACACATAGCTGCGACCTTTAGGCTCTTGCACGTAAATTAGATCCAGCAGGTCATTATATTGTCTGGTACGTCTTAATGCCTCACGCAAGCCATTACAAATAGCTTGATGGTTTTCCATCTTCTTCCCCTCCTTCCGTCCTCCAATGCTATAATAGGTATTACAGAACGGGGGTGATTAAAATAGATTGGACAACATTAGTTTCTAGTGGATTGCTCTCCACTATAATTTCATTGGTTGCAGCTAAATATAGCTATTCAGAAAAAGTTAACGATGAGCTTCGTGCTCGTTCCCTGCTACTTTACGAAGAAATCAATAATCAGCTTTATTGGCTCAATGTACAAAGCGACTTATGTGTAGAGTTGTTACTAAGTACGCTGGATGTAGAATGGGATAACAGTAGATATTTTCTCGCCAATCACTTGCCATTTAACAAGTTTCAGGTGATTCACAACCATTATCGTTCAATGAAGGCTGCGAGAGAAATCTTGAAACGCGAAGGACGTATTCCTCAGCCTTTTATCAACGAATATTTAGCTAAGGCTGATGCCGCACTATCTGTACTGTTAGTTTTAGCAAAATTAGATAAGCAAAAACTAGAAGCATACAACAAACAAAATTCGGAATAAACCGCCTAAAGAAAAGCTTTACGTCTGCCCACCAGAAGTGAAGCTTTTCTTTTGTTGAAGGTTCTTTCCCCTTTTTGATTGGCGGCATCGCCATAAGCTCGATCCGCCGCAGCTCTTCTTTTGTCATGCGTCATCCTCTTCTTCAAAAACAACAGCAACGTCCGAATTGCTTACCCTCGACTGTTCACACCAGATGCTTCTTGGTTCCGACCGTTAAGCAAACTAAGAATTTGTTTGGCGGTCTTTTTTTCTTCCGCTGTCAAATTGTGTTTTTCACTCAGCTCATTAAAGCTATACATCTTCTTCCCCTCCTTCCGTCCTCCAATGCTATAATAGGTATTACAGAACGGAGGTGATTACTTATTATGTATTCCAGAGTTTTTACTAATGAAAAATGTCCTTGTAGCGGCCAAGTGCAACAAGTGACTGTTTACTTTGAAGATGCTGCCACCAACGGTATCCGTGATTTAAACAACTATAAGCACCACCACTTTGTTTGTGACAACAAATCTTGTCCTGCGCAATTAGAGTTCAATTCATGCCCTATCTTTAATTCCGCGCACGCTTAATGTTAAGTCTCCTTCAATGCTGTCAAGCTCCAACTTGACAGCATTGCTTTTGCAGAAGAAAGTTGCGGTATAATTTCGATTGCCATCTGACATAAATGTCTGCGTTTCTTCTGGAGTTATTGCCCTGATGCTTCCTCTCCATATACCATTAGTTTCCATCTTTGTTTCTTCCACCCTCTCCCCTCCTTCCTTCGCCTCGCCCTCCAGTGCTATAATAGTTACTACAGAACGGAGGTGATATTATGAATAAACGCGAATTAGCTAAAGACTTTGTTGTCGCCCTCATCAACAGCGGCAAAATCGATACTGCTCAGAGTGCTGTACGAACATATTTTGATATAATCAGTATGCTGGAACGCAATGAAGATGTCCCGCAGCATATCGACGTATCTGAACCCTACAACCCTTTTAAAGACGCTTAACATCGAACACATCGACCTTGTACACAAGAGTATGGGTGCTGCCATACTCTTGTTCCATTTTCTTAATGAACTTTTTTAAATCGTCCATGCCATCAACGCATACTTTAATTTCAATAACGTTTTTTGCCTTTTCCAACATCTTTCTTCCCCTCCTTCCTATACGCTTTGTTTTTATTTTATCGCTTTAAGCGATGTTTTCTTGCAAAAAAATAAGGTCAGCAAGAGTACAATTATAAAGCTGTGCCATTTTTATAGCTAAGTCAATCTTCGGAGATTTTTTGTATTTCTCGTAAAAACGTAAGCTATCACGAGAAATATTAAGCTCTTTCGCGGCTTCTTTCTGGCTAAAACCTGCATTTGTTCTTGCTGCTTTTAACGTTAACCTCATTTTATATCACCACCTTGATTATATTCTACATCGCTTTAAGCGTTGCGTCAATACTTAAAGCGATATTTTTTCGGCTTAATGTTGATTTTTTTACGCTTTTGTGTATAATATAAGCGAGGTGATGATTATGCCAATAGAAGATATTAAATTAAAATTTGCTCAAAATCTAAAGGCTTTCATGCAGAAGCGAAATAAAACTCAAGGCGATTTAGTTAGAGATTTGAATTTTCGCCAAGCAACTGTATCTGACTGGCTGAACGGTAAAAAATATCCACGCATGGATAAAGTCGAAAAGTTAGCCAATTATTTAGGTGTATCCATAAATGAGCTTCTAGCGCAAAATGCTTCCGAACCGCCAGCGCCAACCATTAAGCTCACTGCTCAAGAAGAAGACCACATAAAAAAATACCGCCAGCTTAACGCTGACGGTAAAAGTCGTGTTGATTATGTCCTCAATATGGAATTTGATTTAGTCAATAATTCCGCTGAAAAAGAAGGGCGGAGTTTAGGTTGATAAGGTAAGGAGGAACAAAAATTGAATGAAGAAGTATATTTCCAGCAAAGGCTAGACGATCAAATAAATTGGTACAGCAGCAAAAGCAGCACTAATCAGAAGTGGTACAAATGATTGAAGTATCTGGACAACTTCCTTGCTCTAATAGTTGTCCCCTTATCCTATTATTCCGACAGCTGCTGGTGGTTCAAGTATGCAGGTATCGCCGCAGGCATTGTTATAGCTTTCAGTAACTTCTTGCAAAGCATAAACAAGCATCACGAGAATTGGATTCAATACCGCTCCACAGCCGAGATATTGAAGCACGAACGATACTTATACCTTACGCGTTCTGGCGGTTATGCGAACTCACCGAACGCTTTTAATGAACTCGTCGAACGCTGCGAAAGCATTATATCCAGCGAAAACATTGACTGGGCACAACTGCATAATAGCTGCCCTCGCAACTAAGCTTCCACAAGCTCATAAGTTTTTTCAAAAATATCCGGCTTGCATGGGTACTGCTCGCCGCGAAGTCCTGTAATAATCCAGTCGCCCGGTGCAGCGCGGAGAGGGCCTTCCAGTGTTTGAATAATCATTTCCTTATCAGTCTGGTAGGCTTCAATAACAATAGGTTTCTTTCTGAATTTCATGATGTACCTCCGTTAATAAGAAAGGATTGATAAAATGTTTAATATCTTAAAAATTTACCACTTGTTCATTAGCCATTCATGGAGCTATTCACCCCATTATAACACACTTCTTGAATGGATTGATAGGTCTAACATTGTTTTTAGTAATTACAGCGTACCTTATACTGACCCCTTCACAGGCAAAAGCAAGGCTCAGCTCCAAGAAGCTATCGCCGAACAAATCAGACAATCCTCTATTGTTATTATTGCCGCCGGTATGTATGTATCTTATAGCGATTGGATTGATTATGAAATCAAAATAGCCGCAGCCATGGGCAAGCCTATTCTGGCAGTAAAGCCTTGGGGAAACGAACGCCTGCCGCAAATTGTTCAAGACAGAGCTACTCTTATCGTAGGCTGGAACAGCGACAGTGTTGTCAAAGGGATAAAGAGATTGTTATAAAATACCGCCAGCTTAACGCTGACGGTAAATTGGTTATTGATAACTAAATTGATTTTATGTTGTACCAGCAAGGGATATCTGCTGAAAAAGAAGAGCGGAATTTAGGTTGATAAGGCTGCAATAAAAAAGGCCGCTATCATTAGATAGCGACCTGAAGATTAAACATTACTGGTTGCGCATATTCGTTCCATATACAAACACGCCGCAAAGTCCGACTATATCAATAGCGACAATCGAGCCGCCAGCCCAGTCATGTCCTTTCAATATGCATATAACGCCGCCAATCAGAACGGCTATTGCTACAAACAGAGCGCTGACTATTCCAAGCTTGCTATTAAGACTACCACTGTTCACTACAGTTTTTTCTATTTCCTGTCTGTGAGCAGCCTGCCTTTCGGCCATAGCAATAATCCGATCTGCCGCTCCGGGGCAGACAGCTTCATATTTTTCGAAAGCTTCCGCAGGCGGCAACGGCCCGCAATACGCAGAAGCGGTCACTTCTGTTTTCGTATGGAGTCCGTTCTGTACTTCTTGCTTTCGCGCTGTAACCTGCTTATTTTCAGTACCCATATTTCTCCTTAAATTCAATCAATCCCCTGTTTAAGTCTTTGCCTGTTTCGTTCCAATCAGAAGCAAGAGCCTTATAGTCAGCTTCTTCCGGAGTGCTATCCGTATTGTAAATATCAATAGTAGCTCCCATATCCAGCGCCGAAGCCGCGCCAAGCAGGAACCCAGGCAAAACTTTAAAGAGTCTAAAAGTCTTGCTTGCCATGTTCTACTCCCCCTTATTTACACTCTCAAACTAAGACGATAGGCCGCTTGATGGACTGTCAAGCTAGTCCTATATCTAAATTGTAACATCTTTCCCTTTAAATGTAAATTGCAGTAAACAAATTTCACAAAGGAGTTGATTCAACTATGCAAAGAGCAGTTATTTATGCCCGCTTCTCTTCCGACATGCAACGTGAAGAGAGCATCGACGCGCAGCTGCGCGCCTGCAAGGCCTATGCCAAAAGCAGAGGCTATATCGTTGTCGATACCTACGCCGATGAAGCAAAGAGCGGCCGCGACGTTACTAAGCGCGACGCGTATAATCAGATGCTGGCAGATGCTATGGAGGACAAGTTTGATGTTATCGTCTTCCATAAGATTGACAGAAACAGTCGCAACGAATTAAATTACTTCAAGTTCAAGGACAAGCTCGAAAGGCTCGGTATCCGTTATGAATACGCCGCCCAGCCTATTGATGCTCTGTCACCGGAAGGCCAGATGATGGAAACTGTCATGGTTGGTATGGCAGCTTATTACAGCCGCAACCTGGCTAAGGAAACTAAGAAGGGATTGAACGAGAATGCCTATAAGGCTCTCTTCAACGGCGGTTTTCCACCGCTTGGGTACAAGATTGTGGATAAGCAATATGTCATCGACGAGCAGGAGGCGGCAGCTGTCCGCATGATTTTTGAGCTTTATCTTGCCGGTAAAGGTTACGGATCCATCTGCGAAGCGCTGAACGTCAAGGGATATACCACGAAGTCAGGCAAGCCGTTCGGTAAAAATTCCCTGCATGATATCCTCTGCAATGAGAAATATATAGGTACCTATACCTTTAATAAGATACCGCGCAAAAGAGGCAGCCGCAACAATCATGCTGCGGAGCGCCCCGAAGATTATATTTCGATCGAGGACGCTTTCCCTCCTATCATCAGCAAGGATGACTGGGCACTGGTCCGCGCGAAGATGGAGCGGAACCGTCGCCTTGCCGCCAGCTACACGGCAAAGGAAAAATATATGCTGTCCGGCAAAGTATTCTGCGGTCACTGCGGCAGCGCTATGGTTGGCCATCGTATGCGTCAGCGCTACTCTTATTACGGATGCACGCGCAAGGAGCAGGTGCCGACCTCCAGATGCCCGCAGAAGCTGGTGCGTGCCGAAATTCTTGAGCACTGGGTGCTGCAAATTTTGGAGCGCGTCGTTTTCACCGTCGGTGGTATGCGCAGAATTGCAGATGCTATTGTAGATTCTTTTGAGGCGGAACAAAAGGAACAGCTTAATAGCCAGGCTGCACTGCACCAGCGCAAAGCCAATGCCGAAAAAAAATTAAATAACATCTACAAAATTTTTGAGGAAGGCAATGCAGACGAGTTTGACCGCCAGCGCCTGAACCAAATTAAGGCAGAGCTCAGAGAAATTAACAAATCTATTTGTGAAACTTCTGTGAAACCTGCAAAAACTCTCAGCAAACAAAAAATAGCCGCCATTTTGGCAGCTATGAAAGATGAAATTTTTGTGAAAAAAAATAGTTACTATGTCCAACAGGCTGTAGATTTGCTCGTTGACCATGTAACCATCACCGATAAAGTGCTAAAAATCACCTTATCAACGCAAAATGTATGCGCTTATTTGGTGCCGCGGACCGGAATCGAACCGGTACGGGTATCACTACCCGAGGGATTTTAAGTCCCTTGCGTCTGCCAGTTCCGCCACCGCGGCAGACATAACTACTTAACACCTTTTAAGAAATAAAAATGGAGGCGACACCCAGAATCGAACTGGGGATAAAGGTTTTGCAGACCTCTGCCTTACCGCTTGGCTATGTCGCCTTGAAAGTGGAGCGGAAAACGAGATTCGAACTCGCGACCCCCTCCTTGGCAAGGAGGTG